GCCAGGATTAGAACCAGAGTAAACTAATACTTGACCACTCGATAATATAATTGCCAGTAAATCATCTAAGCCTTCACCACCATCTATTGTGATCGTAGCCATAGAAACAATATTACCGCCCTTATCGGCAACAACACCTAAATTAAATAAAGTCATGTTGCCTGCAAAAGTGTCTACTGTAGCAGAATAATAAAACTTTTGATCTGTACCTCGCCACCAATAAACGCGATTTTTATGAGCGTGAACACCCTTTAAAGTACCTTGTGCCGAACTATCCGATAAGGTTAGCGATATGTCCGCAGCACTACTTCCATCCCAACTAAACTGCTCTGCACCATTGGCAAAAATTGTATAGCCGTTAAATGCAGCCGTCTGAAATCTGCCATTTGTTAATCCTGTTTTTTTACTGACAGCAGAACCAGTATTGATCTGATACATTGTACCATTAGAACCAATCGCTAATAATTGCCGATTACTTCCTGCATTATGCTCTATAACTGTCTCAACATCACCTGAACCAATGCCAGTACAAAACGATGTATAACCTTCCCTCAATGTCACCTTTTCAACAGTAGGAAAAAAGTTGTTCATTACAATGGCATCAGTCGGCTTCATAAAGTCAACTGAATCACGACTGTTTAAACCACCAAAAGGTGCAGGGATAGAAACTGATTTGACCTTATATTGACTTGCCGATTTTAAAGGCTGAAGCATTAACTGCTGACTCCATAATTGCCATCATTCAAATTATAGCTGTAAGGTGATACAACCAATCTTCTAGCATCATCCATGCTCAATAATGGTGCTGAACCCTGTGATGCTACAGCCTGTCTAACCTCTAATTGATATTCTCTATAGTCCTGGTCATAAGCAAGTCCATGAGCGTGTTTAAAACGCCATGTAACACCCATTTCCATTAGGTATTCTGGTAGTATTCCTGTGTCTGTATCGGCTGCCCACGCTGCCTGCCCACTGCCTCCAGATGTTTGGCTATAATAGGATGATACATACTCAAATCCCACTGTCTGCGTTGACGATGGTGTAGGGTCTATTTCAAACTTTAAAGCATTAGATGCTGCCTTTAATCTAAACTTTTCTGTCGTGCCTGATGATGCAGTTCCATAATTCTGCAACTGATACTGTGCAGGAGTCATTGGCCCTGTAAAAATATCGTTATCGGATCGGTTAAAAGCTGTTTCATTTACCAACCTGTCAAAGTCGGCAGGAAGAGAATAAGCAGCCGTACCGCTTGATGTTGAAAATGTATGCTCTTTTAATAATACAGGCCAGTTCGTTGTTTTCATCAACTGCGTACCTTCTCGCTTTGCTAAAGCAAGTAGTTGCCTTGCAATGGGATCGGTATTGTCAATCACTGTTACTGGTCTTTCAAAACCTGTAAAATCAGCAACATTCTGGCATAGCGTTAAAAGGGTCATTTTGTTTCTTTCTTCTCAACAACTTTCAATTTTGGTTTCTTTTCATTGGCTTTCATGTGAAGTTTGGCAATTTCCTGTAACTGTATGTAAATATCACCCATAGCTTCTAATACTGTTACTTTGGCTTGTGCCAGAGTTTCTATTGTTTCAATTCCCTTGACTTCCAATTCAACTCGCTTGTCCTCAGAAATGCCTGGTAATTTAACTAACTCTGTACCAGAAACAGGCTTCTTTTCTTTTTCTTTATACAATGCCCATTCTTTAGGAAATCTTTGTATATCCTGCGGTCTAACTGGACTTTCAAAAACATCTCTTGATTCCATAATGGGTATGCGTACAAAATCACGCATTTCGCCATTAAACATCTTTTTATAAAATAATACTTTCATAATCTCTCCCTAAAATTATTAGAAGAGGCAAGTCACCCTGCCTCCCCTATAAAATATGTTATTACCAAGGAAAATCGCAGATAATTTCTTTATCTGAAATGTCCCCTGCATAAGCACAGACATGATCTGTCACTGCTGCTGAAACATCTAATGTCCCATCGGCACTTCCAGTTGGTGTTAATGGATCACCATCCGCACCTGCTGTAAGAGCAATAGTCAATGTGGCTGGCCCTTTAATCTGAATCCAACCATATTGTCCATCGGTCATCACATTCGGTGTTACACCTGCTCCAATCTCTACTGAATCAGAGAGATCGGCTGTTACAACATTATTCTTGTAACCATCTAAGGTGTAATAGTAGGCAACTTCGCCTGCTACTGATGCTGATGCAGAACCTGTATCAAACTGAATATACTTGTACAGTTTAGTCGGCTCACCAATCACCGCTCCATGCTGTCCAAGTTTAAACTCTGCTGTGTCTGAAACAGATGTTACGTCTATACCTAAAACTGGTGCAAAACTCATATTATACCCCCTATATTAAGTATGTAAAACGCCTTGCAGACTTCTGTTAGAACAGGTTAAATTACCTGCCCACAACATTGGTACTACAAGAGCATCTTGGTTAACGCTTGATTTCTGCTCACCAGGGACAAAATCTCGCCCTGCTGCAGTTTCCAAACGCAAATAGTTAGTGTTTAAGAAATACATTCGAGTTGCTGCACAACTTGAATCATAAACAACGTCAGCATTTAGGTACTTAACACTGGTAAAACCTAACTCAGCCATTCTGCTGTCAGATACCCTTTGAATAGTCTGAAGGGTAGCCAAGAATGTTGTGTAAGGTGTATTACCTGAAACAATCAAGTCTGGTGCATCTGTACCTCTTACAAGGTTGATGTACTGACCATTCATGTCACTTTGAATGTTAGTTGTACTAAACGCATTAGAAGTCGCTGTAGTTTGCGAATTTTGCCAGAACGAGTAAGTAGAACTATTAATTGATCCTACTGTTCCTGTCCCTGCATCCGCAACAAGTAGCTGTAAACCACCTACTTCCTTAGAAGAAGTACCTGTTCCATCACTAAATAATGATGTTGCAAGAGTATTCTCCATTGACTTCTCTAGCACGCCAATTCTTGACTCTAACAGATTAATAATAGCTTCTGTTCCACTATTCTTTATCTGCTCTAGTCCAGAAATTGTTACTGAACCTGCTAGTTGTTTATAGTCGAATGTTGCACTAGTTATAACGTCTTGTGGACTTGTATCTAATACCTCATAGCCGTTATAAAAAGCTACTGTGCCATTACTGGCGTACTCCAACTCTCGCACAATGTCTCTACCAGTAACAGTTGTCATGTTGCCACGCTCTCTCATTCTGTTAAGAAGAGGATTATGGTTTGTGACGTTATCTGCTAACTGCTTTGAACGATTGCGTAAAGTTGTCGTAATTATTTCACTCAAATTGGGAGTGGCCATAATTATGCTCCTTTATGTAATTGTTTTAAAGTTAAATCGATTGTTTCACGAACACTCATACCACTGGGAACTGCCTCTACAGATGGAGTTGCACTGCCTCTAACAGTTGACCTTTGTGCTTTCTTCGCCTTTTTAACTGCATCAGTTTTCACTGTCTGCTGAGTTTTTTTCGTAGCGTAGTTATCAAGCATTTCCTGTCGCAGTTTAGGATCGGCATAGACTGCCATATCGTAAGCGGTGGCTAAATCTTTGGCATCATTATTATTAATTAATGCACCCATACGATTTCGTACTGCCTCAAAATGAGGGTACTTCGCATTACCGCTTTCATCCTTTTCTGCTGCAAACTGGTCAATTAAAGACTGTGTGCTTTGCTGTTGCATATTCTGTTGCTGTGTTTGTTGGTTTTGTATAAAGCCTGACAACTGAGCAACCTGCTGTTGTAGACTTTTAATCTGAGGATCAGCGTATTCATCATCTGGGGTGGTGTCACCAGTGACTTCCCCTAAATCAACGCCATAAGATTGAGCAAGCCATTTTAATGCCTGCTTTGGGTCTTCCCTCAAATACTTGTGTGCAGCCAACAACTGTCTCGTTGCCGCTACGTCATCCATGCCTGCCCTTTGAAAATCATCTCTGAAAGGGCCGTAAATCTCATCTAAAGCCTCATTGCGTTTTTTGTATTTCGCCAGGCTCTGTGTTTTCTTGGTATAGTCAGATTCCATTGCATCGTATCTCTCTTTAAATAGATGCTGTAATTCTGGCTGCCAGGAGTTAAATTTTTCCTTAAACTCTTTAGACCAATGCTGTGGTGCATTTAATGCCTCTAGTTCTTTTACTTCTTCTTCCTGCTGTACTTCTTCTTGCTCTTCACTATCTTCTGTCTGTACTTCGGACTCTTCAGGCTCTTCGCTAGGCTGTTCTTCTTCTTGTACATCTTCTGTCTTTTCCTCTTTTACATCTTCGCCTATTAGTGCATTTGATATTTGATCTCTTAATGATTTTCTATGCTCTTCTGCTGACTCTGGTTTATCCTGAGTGCTATCGATTTGCTGTTCTTCCATTGTTAATTTCACCTCCATTAGTGCCTAGTTCAACAAGATTGTTGCGTTTTAAAAATTCTCTATGATGGGATCTGCTTGTAATCCAATTTCTGTCTACTACGTTCTGATAAGGCTCAATATCGCTAACAAGCTGTAAACGCTTCTGCATGATGGTTTTCTTTTCCACCAGTTCGCCTTTTTCCATTACAAAAGTTTTTCTCATTAGAAGCCATAGCCTCCTGAAAAGCCTTTTACGGCCTTTTGTTTTTCTCTAACTGCTTTTCTATTTTCTTGTTCTTTTGCCCTTCTTTCTTCTCGTTCTCTGATGTCATCTTCGCTTGCCTTCTTAACTACTGGCTGCTTTACTACTGGTTTTTGTTTTGGCACTAAAGTTTCAACAGCTTTTTTGATAACTTCCTTTAAAGGCAAAGATTTGGGTTTAGGTGCAGGGTCTGGTCTTTTAGCAGTAACTGTACCGCCATCTTTTGCTGTGACTGTGCCGCCACGCTTGGCAGTTACTGAACCTTCATCTTTCTGCACAGGCTGTAATTGTGTAAACTCTTCAAAGCCTTCTGACTCTTTAACATTAAAACTATCAGGCTGTAGTTCTGTAAACTCTTCTGGTGAAACTGTGCCTAAAGCCTCTGCAAGGTTCTTTTTAAAGACCTCATCTGCATCAAATGAACCTGTTGCAGTTTGTGCTATTCCAAAAAGACCTGGTAATTGCCCTTTATATTTGCCACCTGATGATATGGAGTCAAACAATGACATTGTACCCTGTTCACCAAAAGGCGTACCATCTAACTCATTTGCATAGACATACCAATCATTACCATTCCATTTAGCCTTTGGTTTCAGTCCTGCTGCAACAAGGGCATCAAATTCTCTTTGGTGCTGTGTATTCCACCCTCTTGGTGCGTTATCACTAACTGTCTTTCCCCCAAACAAACCCTCAGTAAGAGAAAGGTCAGAGAGACTATCAAAATCAAGAATATCCCCTTCATTAACATCCGCACCATTAAAAAAACTCTGTTCGTCACTGTCTTTTACCTCCTGAAAAGATGGCTGCGTAGCCTCGGTTTCTTCAGTAACAGTTTCTTCAGTTGGCGTTCCACCAAGCTGACCTCTAGTGCTTAAAAGATCAACAAGTGTATTCTGAGCATACCCTCTGGGAGAAAAAAGGTTTCCTTGCCCAGAATACGAGTAATATGGTGACGGCAATAATGACATTGCATCATTGGGATTCTGATTAGGTACATCTGGAAAGTAGTTTTTAATTGCCATTATCCTGCCACCAATTTTGCTTTTTCAATTTCAAGTTTTTCCTGTTTTAAGCGTTCATCAGCATCCGCTTTTTCCTTATCTAACTGTAATCTTGCAATCTTGACCTGTGCATCGGCTGCTGCCTGTTCTGTCTGTGCCTGTAGCTTTCCTGCCTCTACCTCAATTAATTTGTCAGTTGGAGATGGCCCTTGCTGTGGCTGTTCCAATGCTTCTAGGGATTCTTCCAGTTCTCTTGCACCTGGAAAGGCTTTTGCTGCAAATAACAGCATCTGTTTTCCCTGTTCAAATCCAATAGCACCAGATTGCACCAATGGCCCTAAAGCCTGCATAAACTGTACTGTTGCTGTTAAAAATTCTGTTCTTTGTTTCTGGTCTACTGCCTGATCGATTGCAGAAGATTCATCGGTATCAATTCTGACCCTGAAACATCTCATTCTGTCATCTGTCATCACAGCAACCATCTCTGGTGTTACCTGCAATGATGTTATTTTCTGTAAAACTTCTGGCTCTAAGTTTTCAACAAGCATTTCACCTTTCATTTCCATGATCTGATCAATAAAACGCTCAACTTCCCTCTGCCTGTTAACCAGACGTAATGAGCCAAACTGTCCCTTAATTCTCTGTGCGGTAGCGGTTTCTCTATTTGCAGATGCACCACGCATCAAATCGGAGATACCGACAATTTCATAAATGGTCTGCACAATAACCTGTCTTGACTGATACAACTGCTGTAAGGCTTTAATGATATTATCAAGCGGTGCTTCCTGCATGACATTTGACAGACCGCCACCTGCCTGTAGCATTGCCATATTATCAACAGGTACAAACTGGTTATCATGTGCATCAGATAATCTCTGCAATTCCTGAAAAGAAGCATCATAGACACCTCTTCTCTTTAATGCCTCAGTAAGAACTCCAATTCTGGCTGTTATAAGATCAAGTTCCGCTACCTGATCCTCATAGATCATATACTCTGGTACTGGTACTGTGGTTGTCGTTGTGGAAATCGCATATAAAGGTTCTGGACAAGGCCAGAAATTCATCAGATTGTAGGGATCATCGTTCTCTTCCAATATTTTGTCTAATGATGCTGCTATAAATATTTGCTTAGAAGTGCGTTTGTCCCAAATCTCATAAATCTCGGCCCTGTCGGTATCCATCGACTTTTCATCCTTCGTTTGATAGTCAGGCTTGTAAGTTAATGGAATCTCTGCTGCTGTTTTCTCACCATAGAAATCAACCAACTGCTGTTTTGTCATTAAATGCCTAAAAGCAATCCATGTGACATCATCCCAAGTTCTATTCGGCTCAATAACAAAGTCAGACCAGTTGACATACTCACAATAGATAGACTGTTCACCGACAACCTCTTCTGGTGGCCCTTTGACAAACAGACCTTGCGTATCCTGCAAGACCTGATCGGCAGTAAACTCTTCACCATCTTTGCTTGTAAATCTAAATGTGCCTTCACCAATCGGCTGTGCTTCAATGTCTATTCTCTGTGCATCACCTTTAATAATAACAGGCTCATAACGCATCCGCACAGTGCCTCGCCCAACAATGAGCATATCCTCAATGGCTTTACGCATTGTGGCATCAAAGTTGTACATATCTAGCTGATACTGCAAGCCACGCTCAATTACCCTGGCAATCTGCCTGCCCAAAGGATCATTGTCTTTGAAACGTCTGGTAACTTTTGGCTTTGGTGTTTTGAAATACAAAGCTGACTTTAAAGTATCCACATTTGAATAAAAGATATTCATGGTGTGAAAAGGTCTATCCTGCCTGTCCAGACCATCATCACGATACCTCTCAACAAGTGCCTGTGATCGATCTCTCCAAGTCTGTTCAAAATCCCTTGCAAGCCTAATCTTGTTATTCCAATAGGCGGCTCGGTCTTTATTTTTAGACGGCTCTAAAGCGTTATTGTCTGCATATTGTGCCAATTACAATCTCCATTGTCGGTTTGGTCTTGCGACATCTAATCCTGACATCATTTCTGCTACTGTCGGAGGCCGCCATTGATCTTCTTCAACTTCTGGCAATGGCCTCTGATATGGTCTTGACATACAGGCATACCGCAACTCATCTGCGGCATGATCTTCTGATTTTGTGTTAATATCTTCCGCTCTATGCGTATCGTGCTGCAAGATCGGTAATGTTCTTATTAAATCGGTACAGGTTTCAAAAAAATACAGCATGGCAATATTATCATCGCCCATTAATCGCTGCCTTATCTGATCCCAACCTGCTATTCTTGAATTATCTGCTCTTCTGAAACGTACTCCCAACTTTGACATTCGCTCGCCAATAGAAGGGCCAGATTCCCATTTCCATACTGATGGATCACCTACCGAAAAATCGATACGTTCATAACCTTCTCGGCTTTTAATGCCCTGTGCCACTTCTTCAGCCGTCAGTTTCAGACCTCTGTCTGGGCCAGAAGCACCATACCATTCCCTGTACTTAATCAATGCACCATCTGGAAAGTCATCAGACTGCTGTGCAACAGCGTACCAACCGACACAGAAAGGCTTAGAAGAACCCCAATCAAAACTGCGAAATCTTAACCACTGCTGCGGTATTTCAAACGGCTTTATGACATGACGATCTCTTCTAAAGACATCACCAAAGAAAGAGCCAATAATTAAATCCCAATCACCTTCTCTTAATGCCCTTGCCAACTCCTCCGGCAGTCCAGACAGAGATGCACCATAATTAGGGTCAATGTATTTATTATCCTCCATTCTTGAAGGGATATACATCGACAGCCAACCCTTATCGCTTTTATTGCGAGGGTCTTTCATGGTCACATCATAAAAGTATGTCTCAGGCGGTGATGGATCAATGTACAAGGCTTTTAAGAAGTTATGACTGATACCACCAGGGTTTGCCGTCATTACCAACCTTGGCAAATAATGTTTCTGTTTCGGCTCATAACCACCAAGCCGTAATCTACTTTTTATATAGCCAAGCTGATAGGCAGACATTTGTCCCGCCTCATCAATCCCTGCAAAATGTATTTCAGCACCCTGTATTCGATCACAGTCCGAATCTCGCTCCAGATACTGAAACTGAATATAAGAGCCATTAAAGAACTCGAACCTTTTCCTAGATTCAGAGAAATTACCCAGTTCTGAAGGCATCTCTTTTTTTATCTGCTGTATATGGTTTGACTCTAACTCAGGCAAAGACCTTCTAAAGATATATGCCTGTAAGCCAGGATTCTCACAGCAGAAAGCAATACAATCCCATCTTAGTGCATGAGACTTGCCACCACCCACAGCACCACCGAATAATATCTGCCTTGCTCTACATTTATGAAGCAAAGCCTGTTTAGGCTGCGGATCATATTCAAGCCGTATTGTTTTTGCCATTAATCAGAATCTGGGAAGTAACCCCACCTTATCAGACCATTATTACCATCCCATCTGATGTCTTTAGCTTTTACCTTGTAAGTGTAAACTTTTGAGACTGAAACTTCTGGTTCTGGAAACAAACCCATAATATTTTCCATTATTCTGATATTTTTTTCTTTTTTCAGATTAATAGGTTCATCACTTTCTAATCTAGCTTTTCTCTGCGACTCTATAATGTCATCTCTTGTTATCTTGCTTTCTTTTACATAAAACTCAGCATCAGATTTTATCGGTGTTATTAAATCCCCATATCGTAAATCATCAGTTGGACTTGCTCTATAAATAGTAATTTCAGCATCTGGATTGCCTTTTATCTGAAATAATTTTCTGTAAAAAGCTACTTCTTCATTGTATTCTGGTGTGCCTCTAGCTGAAGAAACAAAGTGTTTAAGGTTTTCATAATTTTCGCCCATATCAGTAGACATTGTAGAAAACCCATCTGGTGTAAATTCTTCTTCAATTTTCATATTCATGTCATGTGCAGGTGGGCCAAACTGTGCTGGTACATGATCAGCCGCGTGTCCAGAAGTCTCATCTCTTGGCAATAAATTTTGATTTGCAGGTTTTTGTACTTTTTGTTTTTCTGCATCAAACTGTAAAACATTTGTCTCTGTAGGCGGAGTAACATAGTGAACATTATCTAAAAGATTTGCACTGTCTTTTAAATTTGGATCAAACGCTGCATCAGAAGAGCGAATGTTTTTGGCATCAAAGATTACAGTTTCATCACCTGCTCTTATACCATCAAATCCTGCCGCTTTAGCTTTTTTAGTTAGGTTTGAAGAATTTATACCCATGTACTCTCCACCTACTCGTATGTAATCTGATAATGAAAATAAGAAATCATCATTAAAACCTTCAAAGAAATCTGTGTCTTTGTATTGGTTAGTTCTTACATCATCTGCAAATTGATAAAATAACCTTTCTTTTGCCTCTTCAGCAGTTTTTGGAAATTGATTATCATTACCAATCCTGCTTGCTATCATATAAATTTCTCTTGGATCACCATCAAAACCATCATGTGTAGGGTCAATTATTTTAGCTGTGTAACCTGTAGTGCCATCAGCGTTTTGTGCAGGTAAAATTGTTACATTTTCATCAAAATATTTTACAACTTTTTTAGCTCCTTTCAGTGCTTGCTTGTGCGTATCATCAAGCATATCAATCTTATCTAGTTTTTCTGCCCAATTAATAAACACAAGCGGACTTCCTAAATAATTTGGCTCTCCAGATGTATCAGTTAAATCTAATAAATCACCTCTTACAAAGTATTCACCGACATTTTCACCATAAAACTTTGCCTCTCCTGCATTATCAGCAAAATAGAAGCCTCTACCAAAAAAACCTTCATCTCTTGAACCAATCTTGCTTTCATCAAACTCAGTCAATTTATCTGTATTCGTTCCATGATAAATAGGATTATCTACATCAAAACCTAACTCTCTGGCTCTTTCTAACCTGCTTGCTTTATCCATGCTTGGAAACATAGAAACATCACTGGCAACGTCTGTAGCCTTATCAATCTTTTGTGCCGCTCTCGGTGCTTTTAATGCTGCTGCTAAAGCTAATGATAAACCACCAGTTACTGGAGCAGCGACTGTGGCAACGTCACCTGCAACACCCAATCCCTGTAAGGCGGCATCAAGATAATTACCCTGTCCAATATTCTCACCAAAGCTCGGTAACGGCTGACCATGAATATCAACTGCACCACCTGCGGCATCAACAACACCTGCTCCTGGCAAGAAAGATGCACCTGTTACCGCTCCACCATACGCAACCTTGCCTGCGGTTTCTGGACTCATAAAGAAACCACCTTGCATATCCAATGGTGCAACCCTATCAGGCGATGGTATTTCTATAGGCTCAAAGTAATTCTCATCTGATATGCTTCTAGATAAAGACTCCCTGCCTACTGGTTGCATTAACATCTGTGCAACCATGTTTGGATCAAATTGTGTCATTGCAACCTGTCTATGTATTGATTTCTATGTGTGTGGTTGCCTATGCAACCCCTGTGCAACCATTGCAACCCTGTGCATGAATTTTATTGCAACCTAAAAGGGCGAAAATTTTGTGTGTGCGTGCGGGTGTGTTATACGCTTTCGCTTTCGCCAAAACCCCTACCAGTGGGGAGTGACATGGGGAGGCCTAATAAACAAGATTGGCAAGTAGTTGGCAACTAGCTATCAGAAACCTCAGTGTTATCAACAGTTACAGCGTCTAAGGTTACAGGTTCAGAACCTGTGTCCCTCATAATGTTTATCTGCAAGTTCATTGCACCTAACTTATTGTTTTCATTACCAAATATCTGCCTCT